GCCATATGATCACAGAGATGTGGATGGATGGCCCAAACGGTTACGGAAAACTTAAAGTATTACCAACGCCGATGGGGCAATTAGTTTCAACAATGCTGGAAAGCGGTGTTAAACTAGGCGTCTCATCACGTGGTAGCGGAAATGTTACAGAAGACGGATCCGGACAAGTAAGCGACTACGAAATAATCACAGTAGACGTAGTAGCTCAACCCAGTGCTCCAGGGGCATACCCAACCCCAATATACGAGCATTTACTGAATACTCGTGGGGGGTATAAGGCTATGAACTTGGCTCGCGAAGTACAAGGCGATAAAAAGGCACAAGACTACTTAAAGAATTCTTTGATGAATATCATCAAAGGGCTCCAGTAATAAGGAGAATATAATGTTGGACGCACTGAAATCACTCTTTGAAAACAATGTAATTTCCGAAGAGATCAGAGTTGAAATTCAAGAAGCATGGGACAAAAAGATTGCTGAAGAGCGCCTTTCTGTAACAGCTGAACTTCGCGAAGAGTTCGCATCTAAGTATGAACACGATAAAGCACAAATGGTTGAAGCTATCGATTCTATGGTGAGCGATAAATTAGCAGAAGAAATTTCCGAGTTCACTGACGATCGCAAACAGTTAGCAGAAGCAAGAGCAAAATATGCCATTGCTATGCGTGAAAACGCAAACTTGCTAAAAGAGTTTGTTATGCAGTCTTTGAAAAAGGAAGTCACTGAATTACATGATGACCAAAAGGTAATGTCAGATAAGTTTGGCAACCTTGAGGAATTTGTTGTAGAAGCTTTGTCTAAAGAAATTGCAGAGTTCCAAGAAGATAAGAAAGACTTAGCTGAAACGAAAGTACGATTAGTACGTGAAGCTAAGAAACATCTCAATAAAGTTAAATCAACTTTTGTTGAAAAAAGTGCTAAATTAGTATCAGACGTTGTTGGCAAAGGACTTACAAAAGAAATTAGTCAACTTAAAGAAGATATTGATTCAGCTCGTAAGAATGACTTTGGTCGTAAGATTTTCGAAACTTTTTCAAACGAGTATGCTAACAGCTACTTGAATGAAAAATCAGAAACTGCTAAACTATTGAAAGTTGTTAATCTTAAAGATAAGCAAATTGAAGAAGTTAAAGCAGAAGCTGAAGAAAGCAAGAAAATTGTTGAAAGTAAAGACGCAGAAATTAATAAAATTTCTGATGCGGCTAAAAGAAAAGATATCATGGATGAACTAACTGCTCCTTTGAGCAAAGATCAACGTGAAATTATGAAAGACTTACTGGAAAGTGTACAAACTGACAGATTAGTAAAACAATTTGACAAGTACATGCCGGCAGTTATTGACGGGAAGACTCCAGAGAAGAAAAAGGCGACATTAACCGAAGCAGAGGCAAAATCAATCACAGGCAATAAAGAAGAATCTAACGTTAGTAGTGTAAGCTCGGAAGCCAACAAAAATATTGTTGATATTCGAAGACTTGCAGGATTGAATTAAGGAGAAAACAATGTCAGAACTACTAGAAAATCGCTGGCAGGATACCAAAACCGCTCTTTTAGAAGGCCTTCAGGGCAATAAGAAAGCAGTAATGGCAAGTACTCTTGAAAACACACGCAAGTGGTTGAATGAGACTGCAGGAGCTGGCGCTACGTCAGCCGGTAATGTTGCAACTCTAAATAGAGTTATCCTACCAGTAATACGACGTGTTATGCCGACTGTTATTGCCAACGAATTAGTTGGTGTACAGCCGATGACAGGTCCAGTGGGTCAAATCCACACACTAAGAGTACGTTACAGTGACGCGAGTGACGGTAACGAAGTAGGTGAAGAAGCACTTTCACCATTTAAGATTGCGGCGGCTTATTCCGGTAATGCCACAGACGCAACTCCAAAAGGTGGCGCAACAGCGGCACTTGAAGGAACTGCGGGCAAGAAGTTAAGCATCCAAATCTTAAAGCAAACAGTCGAAGCAAAAACCAGAAAGCTATCAGCTCGCTGGACTTTTGAAGCGGCTCAAGATGCTCAAGCACAGCAAGGTATTGATATTGAAGCAGAAATTATGGCGGCATTAGCCCAAGAAATTACTGCTGAAATTGATCAAGAAGTTCTTGCATCATTACGTGCTTTGGCAGGTACGGCACAACAAGCATACGATCAAAATGCTGTAAGTGGTACTGCAACTTTCGTCGGTGACGAACATGCGGCTTTGGCTGTAATGGTTAACCGCGTTGCAAATACTATTGCTCAGCGTACACGTCGTGGTGCTGGTAACTGGGCTGTGGTTTCACCACACGCTCTTACTGTACTACAATCAGCTACAACTTCGGCGTTCGCAAGAACAACTGAAGGCACATTTGAAGCTCCAACAAATACTAAATTTGTAGGAACACTAAACGGTGCAATGAAAGTATATGTTGATTCATATGCGGCTGATAGTACGGACGTACTTGTTGGTTACAAAGGTACTTCAGAAGCAGACGCTCCAGCGTTCTACTGCCCATACATTCCTTTAATGTCAAGCGGTGTTGTGTTGGATCCATCTAGCTTTGAGCCAGTTGTAAGTTTCATGTCAAGATATGGATATGTTGAGTTAAACAACACAGCATCATCTCTTGGTAATGCGGCTGACTACTTAGGTAGAGTATCTATCGCGAAC